TATAAGTCTTGCCATTTACCGTAATGCTGTCTCCAGGAGCTAAATCAGCGTAAGCTTTATCAAATTCAGCTTGAGTTTTAATTTCAGTTTTTTCAACATCTTTATATTTATCTTTAAAAATAGAAAGTGTAGCAGCCCGTATACCTTCATAACGTTTTTTCATAACAATATTGAGTAATTCATTAAAATTACTATCAAGAACTGATATAGGCTTTTTAACGTTTATTTTACCTTTCTCTTCAGCATATATAGATGATGCGTCTAATTTTCCTAAAAATTCATCAGCTTCTTCTTTTGTTTCAAAAGGTTTACCTGATCCAGTCTCGCTGTTAACTTTTTTAACAATATCGTCGTATGTTAAATAACTAGTATTTTTATCTGAATATTGTGTTAAAATAGGAGCCATTAAAAAAACATCGTTAATTGCTCCTTTTATTTCATCTCTAGTCTCAACATACTCGTCGCCAAGCTCAGCCACTTGCTCTTTTGTACTTAAGGTATAAACATTTTCTGGCTTAGAAGATTTAGACTTCGTTTGTCTAGGTAAATTTTGATCAATCTTATTTGTAATTTCTTGTTCTTTAGCAAATTGATCCATTATAAAATTTACTTTAGCTTCTTGAGCTCTTTTTATTTGATCTGCACTACCTACAAAAGGTTCTTGATCACCTTTAGGTGTTAAGTAGGCAGACCCAATTAAGAATTGAAACTCATCACTATCTATGTCATTAATTAACTGCTTATCTGTTAATAAATCTCTCCTTATTAGTTCAGCTTGTTTTTTATAATCTTTAGATTCTGTTATTGTTATACCACCTTGCTTATTTAAAGTTTCTATTTGTTTTAATATAGAAGGATATTTTCTAGTATATTGATCAAAAGTTGCTTTATAAGCTGCTGGATATTTATCTTGATCTATGTAACCAACATTTGAATCAGCACCTTTTTTAACACCTTCGTAATAATTAACAGAGTTTTGTTCAAAAGCATCTTTACCTTCTCCATATTTAAGTATTAATTGACCATTTTCGTATACAGGAGTTATATCATTACCATTATTATTCATAATGTTATCATAAAAACCTCTACTATTTTTATTAGTTCTTAAATTAGATATTGTAGAATTAGCTCTACCATTTATAATATTTTCTTTATATTGAGAAGCTTCTTGATCATAAAAAGCCATAACCTCTGGCATTTTCTTTACCATATTAAGTAAATCTGATTCAGCTTTTATAGCTTCTGACTGATCTCTACCTATAGAATTATACTTAAGTCTGTAGACTCTATCTATTTCTTGTTTAAGAATATCTTGAGTTTTACTAGCTAAGGTGTTACCTTGATCTGTTTTTATAGAATTAGCTTGTTGATTAAGCTCTGCGGTGCTTTTAGCTAAAGCATCTTTGCTAGCTTGTATATTAGCCATCTGTGTGTTAAAAGCATCTGAAACTCCACCTATAGCTTCTGACAATGCAGCTGCTGGATCGCTTATTAAGGCAGCTTCTCCAGCTGTTAATCCTGGTTTTGAGTATGTTCCCATAATTTATTTTATTTTTTAATAACCTAAAGCTGTTTCAAAATCTTTTAACTTGCCTTCCCCTTCGCCCGCATAAGTTACTGTTTGACCTGGGTAAGTTTCTTCATGCCAAGTTTTATATGCATTATAATAGTTATCTGCTTCGTTGCTGGATCCTGGAGTATATTCATTGCTTGCTAATAAAGAGCCGCTACCTCCTATATTAAGTTCATCATAACCCCCTTCTTTTAATCCGTACCTGTTTGAAACAGTCGAATTTGCAGTTGTTGGGAGTTGTTGAACTACACTTTGTTGGTTTTGTAAATTTAAAAGATTTGTTTGAGCATTTGTATTAGCGGCTGTATTAGCGGCTTTAGTTTCTGGTGTTGGCTCTGGTGTTGGCTCTGGTATTTTATTAGGCACTAATCCACCAGCTAAAGTTTGACCTGCAGAACCTAAAGCAGCTATCCCAGTATTTATAGCTTGATCTCTAGTGCCTCTAGCTATATCAGCTTGACCTTGTAATCTATCTAAGTCTGCTATGTCTCTGTTTTCTTGAAGCTGCATTATTCTAAGTTGAGACTGGCCTTTAGCTATATTTATTTGCTGTTGGCCTTGAGCTTTTAATTGAGCATTATTAACTTCTTGTTTTTCAATACTAGCAGCAACACCTTGTTTACTTTTTAAAGCAGCATTAGCTAATGCGGTTGCACCACCTGCCGAAGCTCCAGTAGATCTTAGCGTATCTAAAGTATTAGCTAAAGCTTGATCTGACTGCTCCATTTGTATTTCAGCTGCTTTAGTAGCTACAGCTAGATTCTCATAAGGGTTAGACATGTTGGCAAAAGGATTTTCTAAACCTTGTCTTCTAAAGTCTTCTATTTCCTGCATTCTTTCTCCATAAGCTCTATTAGCTTGAACAGCTTGTACTCCAGCTAAAACTGCTGGTGCAGCTTGTATAGCTGCTTGCCAACCAGTTCCTGGTTTTGTTTCAAATCCATCTATTAATCCCATATTTTTTTATCTTGATGATACTACAAATTCTGACGACACAGCAAACAATTCTTTTATATTACCAGGTGCTGTAGTGTCATCTGTAGACATTTTAACTGTGACAAAGTATCCTTTTATACCTGTCATTGATGCTCCAAAAACAACTTCTCCAGGTGAGACAGGACTGTTGTTTATTAAGTTAGCAAAATATTTATTTTCTTTTTTATTAAAACCAGCTCTATAAGTTATTCCATTTTGAATATAAGCTCCTTCGTCATAGCTTTTAATAATGCTAGTAGTGTCTACAGGTACATTAACATTGGGCAAAACTGAAGCCTCGTCTGAAATGAAACTGTCAACTTGCCATCCGGTACTTCCTTCGTAATTAATTGTTTTAAAGTTTTTATTAATTGAAGGATTAGGGTTGAATATAAAAGTTATAGAAGACTTACTATAAACACCATAAAAATTATTAGGTGGAGCAACTGGAGAATAATGTATGTAAACTCCACCTTCTTTAGCTGTATAAAAGTTATTTTTTAAACTAAACATTAAATCAGGTCTAAAAGAGTAAAACGTAGTCCAGCCTTGTACACTTTCTTTAAAAGTTAGCGTATTATAATAATCACTTGTTTCATCAAGTGTTTTACTACCGGAGTGTTGTTGAAGAGATATTATATAATTATCTTTGTAATTATCAAAACCTCCTTCTATTTTATCTTTCTCGTAATAAGCAAATTTTACTTTAGGAATTTTAGCAACTCCAGCTGTTACGGGTATATTTAAAGGACCCACGTCTGTAAAGACGCAAGCTTTAGTTACAAAGATACCGCTAGAGCTTTTTACCTTAACAGTTCCAACTCCAGTAACAACTGCACCAGTATTAACCCAGCTTCCACCAGATGTAGTATCTACGTTTAAGTATACTAAAGAACCTATTATAATATCTTCAAGAGGATTTGACCCTCCAGCAATATTTATTTTACCTGTTCCAGCAACAAACCAAGGCCCTAGAGGATCTGGAACTCTTTGAGCTGCAAATCCAGGTGCTGTTGGTATTCCACCGGGGACTTGAGGTCCTTGAGTAATTGAACCAGCTGTTTGATTATATTCTAAACTATAATCTTCTGTAAAAAGCTGTTGTTTGTCTTTTATTTTTGATAATTCATCTCTAAAGTAATCTCTCATACCATATTGAGATATCTCAGTTATGCCATCTCTAGACAATCTAAGTATTGCATTTCTATTTTTATCTGCAAAATATCTTCTAAAACCAAAACTAGCAAAGCTTTCTGGATTTTTACTTATACCATACTCTCCTGTATAAGGAGTTACTTGCCCAATAACAACATTTGAAGTTGTGTTTAAAGGAGTTCCTTCAGCTGAGTATATAGCATCTTTGTCTATCAACGCTGTACTAACTTTATTTTCTTGAAATATAGTTAAATTGTTATCCATAGCGTATATCAACTGAACAGAACCGTTATGTGGGTCTACGCCTTTTGTTATATCTTCTGCAACAGAAAAAACATTAGTTTGATTTATGTTAGTTCTAGAATTAAAAACTCCTGAATATATTAAAGCATTAGTCCTATGTCTAACGCCATTAGACTCTTCCATTAAATATGCTCTAACACCTAAATCAACTTGAGTATTATTAAAACCACCTCTTATTCTAGACTCTTCTATAACCCAGTTAGAGCCGTTATTAACATTGTAACTACTGTTAGCAACTGGCCAAACATTTGATTTAGGTGCGTCTACATCTTGACCTACAGGGTTTATTGTTTGAGGGAAATTAGGATAACCATAATTAGGAAAATCTAAATAAGGAGATCCAGGATATAAACTAACGTAACTAGGTAGTTGTTTGCCTAAGTCTGTGTCTATAGTTCTTAAAAGGGGTGTAGTAACCTGCTTTAACCAAAACGTGTTGTAATATTTTATTTCTAGAGTGAATGCCATAATTTTATTTTGAGATTACAAATGAAATACCATATGTATTAGATTCTAAACTGTTTGTTGTGCCACTAGCATCCCTTAGCTTTACCTCTATAAAGTATATCCAAGCACCTTTAAATTCATAACCCTGATTACGACTTCTAGGAAAGCTTCCCCATGAAGGTATGCCATCATTTTGCCAAAACAAAACCCAAGGCGTCGTTGGAACAACTCCATTAACGGTCCAAATGTTTGTAAATGTATTATTACTTGATGTCTTAATAGTATCGTCCGGTAACGCCTGTACAAAACGAAACTTACCTATTTCAGATCTTTTTTCTTTTAAATAATCTCCAGCATTATCTTCATTAGTATGTTTTTTTAACAAGTATTGTTTTTTAGTTGGGCGTTGATCTGAAGGTACATTAAGTCTTCTAGCTGCAATATCATATCTTTCTGCTTTACTAACATAAGGAATTAACCCTTGTATTCTTCTAGCTTCTTTAACAGCGGAATTACTTGGGCTATAGTTAGCACTGTTTATAGCTAAATTTTGAATATCTGTATCTCGAAGCTGTGTTGAAGGGTTTTGGTAAAAATTAGCAAAATTAATTCCTGATAAGCTTTCAAAACCATTAGTATAATGACTCATTTGAGCAAAAGGATACATTTGTCTTCCATCACCCATTTGACCACTAAGGCAAAGATTAAAATCACTATCATTTCTATCAACTGCGGCTACAGTGTAACCACCAGTATAGAAATTACTTGAAGGATTCCTACCGCTAGGAGAGTTTATTCTTGTAAGTATTTCGTTACCGTCTTCAATAGATTGTCTTAAATTTATTCCACCAGTTACAGAGTTAGATTGGTAAGTATCTCTTACTAGCATTTGATTTGGTATACCATCAGTTCTATTGTCAAAAGTAGTGTTAAACCCTGAAAATCCTTGAAATCTATATATAAATGGATTTAAATTAGTTTTAGCAACATTACAAGTTGAAGTTTTAGTAATACCACTATTAGAATCAATTGCTTTCAAAACAACAGTATAGTTTTCAAGACTATTTGAGTTCTCTTTAAATGGTCCTTCTCCAGCGTAGTTACTTGGCTCAATTGGCGGAACATCTACATCATTTGGATTTAAAAGTTTTAAAGCATATATAGCGGCACTGTTTGGACTTTGGAATGGTGAAATTTCTACAATTTCAATAGGAGGGTCAGTATCTATATCTACGTTATTATTATTACCGTCTGTTATACTTTCAATGCTTATTGTTGTAAACTGAGCACCTGAACCTTCTAATGGCAATCCATTTACATTTAGTAAGGAAAAATTATTACTTATAACTGTGCCTACTGTATCACTTTCAACCCAATTACAAGTTACTGGATCTATATCGCCTAAAACAGTGTTACCTGTTGGATCTAAGTCGTTTTCTATAGCAAAATTTAATTCTGATATTAAACCAGATGTAGATGTTTCATAGTATATATCTAAGTTAGATTTAAAAGGTTTTGTTTCAAAAACCATTAATTCTTTAGCAAAATTAAAACCAGTTGTAGAATTATATTCTTGATTTTTTTTACTAAAGCCCATTCTGTTTTTAGTAGAAACAGTGGCTATTAATGGGTTTTTATTATTTTCTAAATAAAAAGGATCAACTTCCCCTTCTACTCCTGGATATATAAAAGTACCTGATTCATATTGAGATCTTGGATCTGGTGCGTTAGGATCTGGATCCATGTGTAAATAGTGTAAATCAATATTTTTATAATCAGTCCATTGACCAAGCTCTTTAAAAGGTCTTATTGTATTTACCTCTTGTTTTAAAATGTCGTCTCTTTCGTTTTGAACGCTAATATTAGGTATAGTAAGGTCAGTGTCTAGTTCTGTATTTTTAACTCTATTATACAAAACAACATTTGAAGAATAAACAGTTTCTGAAGGACCTACTTCGTTTAACTCTCTTGGTATTTTATTTATATTATCATTAAATAATGCTATACTAAAAATTTCACTAGTACCAGAATACCTTAAACCTTTTATTTTAACAGTTTGACCGTCTTGTATTTCATCTTTTTCAGCATCGTTTTTAGTGTATATTATATTACCACTTAAAGCACCTGCTGTGTATACATTATAGTAATCTTGTTCTTGTTGTTGAACTACTACTTTGTAAGAATACCACCCTAAAGGATTATCTTCAGAATATATGCCGTTATAAGTGCTTGTTTTTACAGTATTTATAGTGTTTTCTATTATTATTTCTAATGACTCTCCCGGCCAACCTAATGGGTTTGTTCCGCCATTAGTGTACTTATTAAATATAGTAGAATTTAAAGTAACAGAAGACGTGCTAGAATCATTTACTATAACATTAGAAGATCTACCATATCTATCTTGTAAAACAATGCCAACTTGGTAAGATCTACCTTGTTTTAAAGAGCTATTATTGTACTCTCTGTCAGTTTCACTAGTTCCAGACCCTTTGATAACAGTACTTAAAGAGTATGTTATATCTGTAGGAGTTGAGTTATTTTGCAAAAAGTTTCCATAAATTATTCTATTACCTACAGCTTCTTGAGTTTGAGCTCTCATAGGTATTATATCACTAACTCTTGTAACTTCTTTAGAAGTTAGTACTTTTATGGGTTTTTGAGAGCTGTATTTATATATGTATGTATTTTCTAAAGAGCCTATTAAAATTTTAGCGCCACTACCAGTACCTGTTTGCAATGGTAGAGCCGGTACATCTAAAGAATCTCCAACCCTATAATTTTCTCCACTCCCACCTATTTCAGTTAACATTTCAGCTGTCAATGTCAAACTTAAGGTTCCAGAAGTTGGATTAAAAGCACTAGCATCAAAAACTATAACATCACCAACGGAATAGTTTGATCCTCCAGTTAAACATGTTAAAGTAGTTACACCACCAGATCCACCGCTAGTAGCCATAAAAGTAGCTGACTGATTAGAACTAGATATAGGTAGGTTTTGTACAGAAGCAGCTGTACTAGTAACTATATCTGTAGTGGGTGGTATTTGACCTAAGTTAATTCTACTACCTGAAGCTATTTCCGCTGAAACTACAGAACCATTTGTTACTGTTATTTTAGCAGTAAGGCCACTTCCTATATTTAATGGGTTTGGATTAGTATAATCAGAACTTGTAAAACTGACATAATAAAAAGCAGTGCCGCTTGCTGGGGTATATCCAGAACCACCACCAGCTTTTAAACTTAAAGTTTTTGGAAGGCCCAATTGAAAAGAGTTAGGTCCAGTAGTTTGTAAATCTACGTCATCAATTATTTTTATATTTTCTTCATCAGAAGCTTTATACAATAATTGCAGTTCTTTAACTTTAAGTTCTTTTGATATTGTATTTGGAGCGTAAGGTAAGTCAATGACTAAATCCACCGTACTTATCTGGTTTTCCATAAAACTTACTATACTAGAGTCTTTAGCTTTATTGCTGTCGCCTTGTAAGAAATAACCAAATTGTTTAGGAACAAAGGTATGTTGAGAAAAAGGCGCAGTTAAAGAATATTCATTATCATCATACTTAAACCTATAACTAAACCTCACAAACTTATCCTCTAGTAAGTCTTTATCTCCAGCAAAAGCTGGATTATATTTAGGGTTTTTTAAAGAAAACATATAAACACTTTCTTCTTCCCAGCCTAACGATTCTTTAATGTTAGTTATAGCATTACCGCTAGAGGTTTGTAAACCTAAATCGTTACGGCTAGCAGTTGTTATTAATTCCCTAACAAACGCGTCATTAGCATTGCTTTCATTTTGTATAGTTACTTTTACATCATTTAATTGAGCAGTAGTCAACCCTCCTAAAAAATCTATTAATTTAACATACGAGTAGTTTTGAGAATTACCGCCTCCACTAACATTAAACCTTAACACTTGACCTATAGAAGATGGGAAACCAGTTACTGTTTGAGCTGGCCCGCCAAAAAAAGGTGGTAAATACTCTTCTGTTTCATTAACCATAGTTGATTCTATAGGCCCGTTAGTTTTTTTAAGAAATGAAATACTAGAATAAGGAGCATATTTAGCTACAGAAATATTATCTTCTTTAGTGTAATAATTAGAGTTTTCAATAGCTCTGTTAATATTTATTTTTCTAGGTTGATTTCTATTATCAGTAAAAAATAATAAGTCTTCTATAATGTTTATACCTGTTATTGGGTGGGTTTTTGAAAAGTTTAAAAAAGATCCTTGAACTAAAATTCCAGAATTAACACTATTTAAAGTTATTTCAGAAGGGTCGTTTACGTTTGGAATAGCACAATACACTATATAATTTACTCCTCCACTTCTTGAAAATGCAGTATAATCTTCAGTGGTATCTTCTGTAGTCGATGCATTAGGCAAAGCTGTACTACTCAAAGAATTAGAGCTAGTATCACTAAAGTTGGTTAAAAAGAAAAACATTCTATTATTAGCAGTATCAGAATACTGACCAATAACTTCTAAATTAAAATCTGTTAAATTAAAAGAAGTTATTAAACTATTGCCTCTTATGTTTTCTAAAGACCCAACACTAGCATCTTCTGAAGCACTAACACTAGCGTTTTGTGCATCTCTATATTCTCCATTACTTATTATTCTAGAGTCTAAATCTTTATTCATTTTAGACTTAAGAAAAGTGTTTTTAATTTCTGGCATATTTAATGTTTAATCCATTTAGATTTACCACGCATCACTTGAGTAAATTCTTCTAATTTAATGTTAGATAATCTTATTTTAGCATTTCTAAGAGCGCTTGATCTTTCTTTTTTAAATCTTTGTATAACATACTCTGGGATATTAGCTCTGCCTGACAATATAGCGTGAACTATATGCATATACATCGCTTGTTCAGCCATTTTAGGAACTCTAGTATCTTCATCAGCAGCTAAACCATCTGATATGTATTCTAATATAATTATTTTACCAGCTAATTGATTTGAAAAACTAAAAGTACCTAGTCTTTCATTTATAGTGAACCAACCATTTCTTTGTGACACTTCAGGTTCTAGTCCATATCTTTGTCCGTAAGCTAATCTATCGAAACCAAACCCGTAAACGCTTGCATTTTCAAATATTTCATCAGTTATCTGACCTGTTATATTTAATGCATTATTTTTTGCCCAGCGCTCTTCTGTAAAAGATTGTTTAGCTTCATTATTACCTCCATTAGCATTTTGCGTAGGTACACCAGCGTCATCCTGTATTGGTAATTCAGTCGGGTTCGATGTTAGTGTTGTTGGGTATATTATGTGTTTAACTCCAGTAGTATCGACCCATGATGCTTTAACATAGTTTACGTAGTCTTGAGGAATTATAACAGACAAGCTAGGTGGTATAGTAAGTTCTTGAGCTTTTATACTTCTTAATGTATCATAGCTAAATTCTTGCAAACCTCTTTTAGCATGAAACATTATATCAGTTCTTTTTGCATTAGGTATAAGTTTACCAACACCTATGTATGCAACTATAAAGTTATTTATAATTTCATTTAAACTTATATATTCATAGCTACCATTTCTAGAGTTTCTAGTTGGTTCAGTTAATTGAAAATAAAAATTACCACTATAATTAGTTCCTGTAGTAGCGTTAGTATCTGGCGCTATTATAGTTATAGTATTAGTACTGCTTACGTAAACTAAATCTTGATTAATCTTAGCGTAAGTATTAGGCGTAGCTGTAGGAGCAAAATATACATTAAAATTAGATGCTGCGTTTATTTGTGTTAGTTTTAAATTAGGTGTTGCAGATAGCTTAGGTAAACCAAAAGCACTAATTGGTTCTAAATTAAAAGTCCATGTGGGCAAGACTAAATCTTGACCTATAGTGTTAGATAAAGCACCTAAAGATTGTTGGCCAGCATAGTATTGAGCGTTTGTTTCAGTAATTAGTCCCATTTATTAAGATTTTTCATTTATTTTGTCTTGCTGTAGTTCACTTTGTGCAACTTGTACTATTGAAGGATCTCTTATAACTATACCAGCATATAATAACACATTTAAAACTAATTCTGTTTGCTCAGAAGTTTGTAATCCAAAATTAGTATGACCAAAAGTTGTTCCTGAATATAAGCTAGACTCTGCAATTGATATAACGGCGTTAGTTCCACCAGCTGCAGTTTGAAAGGCATCTGATAAAGTTATTCTATCACCAACTAAATAACCTTTGCCAGGAGAAGTAACATTTAAAGAAAGTATAGTACCATCAGAATTTAAGTCTAAACTAAAAACCATACCTGATCCTGTTCCAGTTCCACCAAGACTATTGGTATAAGTTACTCTAGCATCATTTTGATCTAAACCTGTGTAAGTTGCTAAACCCCCTGAAGCTGCAAAATCAGTTGTTAAACTTTCAAACAAATATCCATTTGCAAAACCTTCTATCACAGGTAACCCTGTAGCCACATACTCATTTACATCAAAAATATATTGACCCAATGTACCTGAATAATAACCCCATCTTATATCAGTAGGCTTTTTAACATACTGCATTTTAATATCATTAACATTAGTAATATCGCTAGGATATACTATGCATTTATTATCTTCGTATAAATATACGGGAAAGTTTTTTGTTGGAGTTGTTAAAGGAGCTTTTATTATATTGTAAAACTCAGACCTGCCTAACCTCTGCATTTCAGGGTAAACAAGTGCATTTGGCTCATAAGTAACTGTGCCAAGTTTATACAGTTCAGAAGGAACTGTAAATGTGTTAGATATTGGATTTGTAACACCTATAGCTTTTTCAACTATTGATTGATCACTTTCAGTTTTAAATTCTGCAATTTTTTCGTCAGTGGCAGCGACTCTATCTGCATAGTCCATATCTGTTTGAGGAATACGAACCTGTTGATTCAAATCCTCAAAGCATTTTTCAAAGAGTTCTCTTTGAACTTGAGTACCTATTCTGTTAAACTCATCTGGAGTCATATAACCCCTTTGTTCTTTGTTCAAAATAAGTAATACAGTTTTATATACAGTATCTACGCTTATTGCCATTTTAAATATTTTTAAAATAAAGGGAGCCACTTGCATGACTCCACTTAATTATAATCACTTGTTATTTGAACTTTTTCTCTATAGACTTGTAAACTTCAACTCCTTCATCTGTTTTAAACCACGCAGCCATTGCTGAATAAGGGTTTTCATCAAAAGGAACATTCATTAATTTACGGCCATTACTAGCCCAAGTAAAAGTTCTTTGATCTTGCGCTAAACTTATAATACCAGCCTCAGTAGCTCTTATACCAAAGTTTCTAAGTTCAACGTTTTCATCATTAACTAAATCTAAGAACAATACTGGATCGCTCTTAGCAAATAGTAGTAAATCTCTTTTAAGTTCCTTAGAACTCATAGAAGATACTTTAGAACCTAACTCAACTCTCAATATAGCTTCAGCTTTGTCTACATCCATGTTAAGTGCCATAGCCATTGCTTCAACTTGTAATTCAAGGTTATCTAGTTCATTACTAGCTTCAACCACTTCATCTCTTTCAGCATATACACCACCTTTGTTTGGGTGATATAATGAAAGCAACTTTTGTAAAGGTTGATTTTGTTTAGGTACCATTAAAACACCATTTTCAAAAACAATATGACCTAGTGTTGCCGTGCCTTTTTGTTCGTCCATAAATGGACTTTTCATATTGGTAGCATACCTAAGTTCTCTACTATATCCTTTATCTTCATCAAACCACATTAAAGGTTTTCTTGAAGAGTGTCTTGAGTTTAGTCTAGTTGTTAAAGGTGATTGGCCATTTACTAAATGATAATACCTATCTTTTAACTCCCATGTATCTTTTTTTGCCACAGCTTTAGCTGGAGCTTTCTTTTCTTTTGTTTCCATAATATAATATAATATAATAATTAAAAAAGACCCCGCCGAAGCGGGATCTTATTATTGTTTTTTAAACTTACGCAGCAGCGTAAACTACAGTAGCAACTGATTTACTTAACATACCGGTATCAATCATTCCTGATCCTCCGCCTATTAATCCAACAGCATTTTCTATTACTTGTGTATCTACTTGACTAAAGTAAGTAGAAGCAGTACCAGAAATATAACCAACAGGTGTTATTGTTATGTTATTAGCAAGATCACCTACGTAATTAACTTCAATCAACCCAGTAGCTAATCTTATAGTAGCTACATTTTCAGCTAAAAGCAAGTCGAATTGAGGTACTCCACTAGCTATTCCAGGCTTGTTTATTTTTACATATCCCATTTTTCTTATTTTTTAAATGTTAATAATTATATAGTTGACTTGAATAACACGAAGTTATTAGCCGCTTGTGTAACTAAACATCTTTCAGATAAGAAATTCACAGTCATTGCATCTAAATCAGAAGTGTAAGCACCTCCAACAGATCCAGTAACCCATGACTTCATTCTACGATCATCAGCTTCAGAAGCTCTATATCTTACATGTAAGAAAGGACGTCTGATATTAGATCCTAAACTTTGATCATAAACAGTTGATGTTCCAGCTGGAATCATTACACCATCGATGTCTCCGATTAATCCTCTTGTTGAAAAGTCATTTAGGTATTTCCAGTCAGTCTTATAAAAATCATAAGAACCTCTTCTAAATCCTGAAAATCCAAAATTCATTGCCATTTCAGCTTCGTTGTCAAAAAGACCGTAAGAAGCAGAAGCAGTAGAAGGAAATCCTCCACCAGCTTGAGCAGCAATCATATCATCAAAATCAAGAGCAGTAGCTCTAGATAAGAATAACATGTTTTCTTCAATAGCACCTTGTGTATCTAGTTGTTTTAGGATAGTATCAAAATCACCTAAAGCACCAGATCCAGGAGCAGCAGCACCAGCGAAATCATTATAAATGTTTCCTCTAGATTCTATAGCAGCAAATAAACCTTCAGAACCGTTGTTAGCATCAATACCATTTCCTGGATTAACAACACCGTTAGCACCGTTGCTTACAGCTTCAACCATAGACATTTCTAGGTAATCTTCAAATCTTAATCTTGTTTCAGACTCAGACTTTAAATACCATAAGTATCCATTTGTTCCATCTTCAGTAGCAACTTCTACCCAACCAATTTGAGCTGTATCAGAACCTGATACTTCAAACTTATCTCTTAAGATAATTGGCTTGTTAGAAAATTGTGTTAAAGTTGGCTGAATGCTATCCATGTTTTGGTAATTACTAGTAGCACTATCTGCACCACCAGAACCTTTAGCAAATTCAGAACCATATACAAATGTTTTAACAACAGAAGTAACAGGATTTGTTATTAAAGCACTCGCAGTAGCAACACCATAGGTTTCAAAAGTAACAGTAGCAGTTGTAGCTGTAGCAGCAACAACATTACTAACTCTAGCTTTTATTACAGTAACGCCAGAAGCTAATACAATTGTATTACCTATTTTTATAGCACATAATTTACCAGTTTCAATTGGAACTGTCATGGTTAATCCACCAGCTAATACTGTACAACCTTCGTAAGAAACATGTAATCTATTTTGTTCAGACCAAATTACTTGATCAGATGTCATAGGCATTTCAGCGCCTACCATTCTCAAGAAACCACCTAAAGTTCGGTTTCCGTATCTTTCTACTTCTGCTTCGTAAAGCTCAGGTAGATATTGTTGTGCAAAAGTTCCACCACCAGTAGCAGCATCAAAAGTCAAGTAATTAGTGGCTAAAGCCATTTGAGTTTGATGAGGCAAGAGTGACGGAGGAAAAGCTCCAGTTGGAGCATTGTTTTGAAAACTCATGTTTTATCTTTTTATTTGTTTTTATTTATTCTTAATTTTAACTTTGAACTATCTACACCACTAATTGCTTTTACTTTCATACCTCCAATGAAAACATCTCCCGTAGACGTTGGTCTAAGTTCGTTGTTTAAATTTTTGGATTTAGCCATTACATCTTTAACAGCGTCGGCTTTCCCTTGCTCGTAAAAATGATTAGCGATTGTATCCGCATTTTGTGCTGCAAAAATAGCTTTGTGATAACCTTTATAGTCTTTAACTTCCCCTTTATTATCTAAGAACTTCCCGATTAGGTTCGTAAGATCAGATTGATTACTAGCAACTGAGTCTACATCGTTAACACCGTATCTAAATTTCTTATCACTTAAATTGAACTCAAAACCTTTGAACTCTTGATTAAAGAAATTTTTAGTGGTTGATTTAAACTTATCATGTTGCTGTTTAACCATTTTTTGTTCTTCGTTGTGTCTATTGAAAAAGTCCATAGCTTTTTGTTGTTCCTGAGTAACGCCCGGTCTCAACTTGATCTCGTCGTAATATTTACTCTTGGTTTCTTCCAAAAAGTTAGTGGCTTTGGCAATTTCTTCTTTATAAGCGAGTTTTTTCTTTCTTATATCTCGCTCTTCATCCAATTCTTCATCATATGAAAAGTTATCTTCTAATAAGAAGTTAACCTCTTCTAAATCAAGATGTGGTTTAGTCTGTTTGTAATACTCTTTTAATAAAGTATCTTTATCAACATTTGAATAATCAGCGTTTAATCTAACGTAATCTTCAACTGTTCCGCCTGTATCTTCCATAAAATTAACCAGTTTTTCTATGTTTTCTGGTAGTTTTATTTCTGGTTGTGTTTCAACAACATCTTCAATTACAGGTTCTTTTACTTCTTCAGTAACTTCTTCTTCAGTAATTTCAGATATAGGAGATGTAGTTTCTTCTTTTACTTTAACTACTTCTTCTTTTATCTCTTCTTTAACTACAGGCTCTTCTTTAATAACTACTTTATCTACAGGTTTTTCTTCTTTAACCTCTTCTTTTTTAGATAAATCTATTTTAGATTTTGTAGCTTTTTTATTAGTAAGTTTTTTCATTTTAGGTTTCTTAACCTTAAACTCACCTTGTTCTAATTCCCCTTTAGGGTTTTCTTTTATTTCTTCTGACATAATATAATATAATAGTTAATATAAAATTATTTAGGGCCAAACTGCTCTAAACCAAAACCGCCCATTGTATCATTACCTGCGGATTCAAAGTTTTTAGGTAATAAATCATTTTTTCTTTGATCAATAAGTTCAGACTGTTGCGTAGCTTGCATCTCTGTTCTTTGATCTTTTCTATCTTCTTTTAAATTTTCATTTTTCTGCTTAGACTGAGAATTCATTTGAGCCAACTGCATGTTATAGTTAAATTCAACTTCCATTAGTTGTTGCTTGATCTGAGCTTCTCTTTCCATTTTTTGAATATCAAATTGAGATTTAGCCTGTTCGTAGCTTATGTTTTGTTGTGATATAACTTGTTGTTTTTGAGCCTCAGCTAATGATATTTGTTCAGCTGCTTGAGCATTAGCCTGTGCTTGTGCTTGCATATTCTCTTGCTGCATTTGCTGATCTTTAACTTGTTTATCCTTACGCCTTTTCTTTAACATTTGATTAGCAAGTTTTAAATTATTAACTTGCCTAATATCTATAGCATCTTCAAGATCTATTTGACCACCTTTTAAAGCTATTTGAATATTTTGTTCTAATACTTGCTTTTCTTCTTCGTCAGGTTCTAACTCTAAGAATATACCAAAGTCATGTATATTAACTTTAGATAATTCTTCCAATGTAGCTACATTATATCTTGATATACTAGACATTAATGTTTGTTTGGTAAGTGGAAAAGCTAAAGCATCAGCTATTCTTAAAGATATATTCTCACAAGATCTTAATGTTAAGTATAAGCTAGCTTGTAATATGTGTCTAGTTGCTACGTTTGAATTAGCAGCTGCTAGCTTTTGTAAACCAACTAATGACTGCTTATCAGGTAAAGTACCATCTCTAGCTTCATTAAGCCCCGTTACGTCTCTTATCATTTTAAGATAATACTCATAAGTTTGTATCAAAGATTGTATTTTAGCTCCACCAGAACTTGATTGTAGCTCTTGAATAGGGACTTTACCAGGATTCATGCCACCATCTTGAGTCATTGATCTACCAACAACAGAACCTGTTTGAAAATACATATTTAAAGCTTCTGATGGGTTGTAGTTAGTTCCATTACCTAAATCAACCTCTGCTAAACCATCCATATCTAAATAAACACCATCAGGCACTACTCTAGACATTACTTGTTGTAATTTTAAATGAGTTAATTGAATCATATCAGCAAAACCAGTAATACGAGACACTATAGACTCTATTCTACCCTTATATATTCTAGGAGCAACTATATTATAATTCATATTAACCTTAACAGTATCAGACATAGGTCTAGTCATGTTCTCAGCTAACTCCCATTTCAACATCTTGTTGTGTCCTAGTATTTTAGCTCCAGAATAAAGAACTTCAATAGATCTAAATGCTTTTTTAAAACCATCAGTTTCTTCAGGTGGATTAAATGAATCAGTTTTTTCAATAGCTTTTTCTAAACCATTTGCTGTTTCTTTAATTTTAAATACTTGATTAGCAAAAGTTTTATATTCAAAATATAATACTTGAATTGTGTTGTCATCATATCTACCGCTCCAGTTTCTAGTGTAGTTTTGATTACCTGGATATTTTTGAATCTCTTTAAGTTCTTCTGGCGTTAAATAAGGAAATTGCTTTTTAAGCTCTGGCATACTTATAGACTTTACTTCACCAACGTAATATAAGTCTTCAAAATTAGGATCTTCACTATAAGAGTAAACTAAACTAGCTGGGTCAACATAGTCTAAAGTAACGCCTTCAGATCTATTGAAATCAGTTTTAACAGCTGATATACCTAAAACAGTTAGATCATAATTTAATCTTCTTCTTATTAAATCATACTTGTTATTAGCTAAAACATTGTTTATAACCTCTTCCTCTGCTACTTCTATAGATTCCTTATAACTCATCTGCATGTGAAGTTGTATATCTTCTTCACTTTCCATTTCCAATCCAACACCTTGAGATGCTGAAACATCCATGCCTGTTATTTCAGTTATTTGATTTATTAAATCTTTTTGCATCATGTCTCTTTGTAAAGACTCAGCATATTTAGTTCTCTTAACTAAAGACTCAGGGTCTTGAGCGTAAGCTTTAATTTCATAATTTCTTTGTGACATGCCGTTCACAACTATATCAACAAACTTAGGTATAACTGGTACAGGTTTCCAGTCTAAGTTTAAATAAGATAAATCGCCATTAATAGATAGCTCATCTTTATATTTTTGAACTGATTGCTCTCCTCTAGCGTATAATCTTAAATTGTGAAAAGAATTATAGTTGCTACCAAACCTATCTGAATAACCATTGCCATTAGTAAACCACTCAGACTCTACAGCTCTACCTACTTGTAAGCCATACTCTTCTGTAGCTTTTTCTGCATCTGGGACTACTTGATCTGGAAATATGCTATTATAATTAGTATTTATCATTTATTTTATTTTTGAAACATAACCTGTGTTATCATATCTTTTAATGCCTAAGTTTATAGACTGTTTCTTTCTAGCAGCCACTGGTGTATACCTGTTTTTGTGACAAGCCATGATAGCTAAGCCAGAACTAATAGAAGCATCGTGTTTTGTTCTATTATTTATATTAAATACAGCCCAATCTTCTAATGTACTTTGATGATACATATCACCATGTCCACTTTCTGTTGCTCCTACATGTTCTTCTATGTAAGACTCTATAGCGGCAGCGTGTGCTTGCTTAATGTCTTCACTTGAATTAGGTATTCCACCTATTTCTTTTTCAGTTACAGAAAGTTTGTTCCAAATTTTATCAGGACGATTAATTGAAAAACCTCTATAACCTCTACGCTTAAAATAATATAATAATCTAGGTTTATTATTCTCAGCTAGTATTGGCATGCCATAAAATACACAAGCCATAAGCACATCTTCAAAAAATATTTCAGCCGTTTGAGGTCTTGATATATATTCTAAGAAAAAGTGATTAGGTGGTGAATCTTCCATAGAAAACTTAGTTAATCCATGTAATGAACCATTAGATCCTTTTCCATCTACAGTTCCAGAGATGTCGTAACTATCACAACCAAATGCACCTATATGATCATTACCAGGGTATTTCCCATTATTTTTGTTAATTATTTTGTTTTGCAAATTAACAGGTGGTACCCAACTTATTTTAAATCTACCATCTTTATTAGGAGAAAATACAACCTTACTATCTTTAATTCCGTTTTCCCACATGAAGCTACCTGTTGTTACAGCAGCTGCATTATTAGACTCTAAGTTGTAATCTATTTGTTGGTATATTTTAGTTAAGTTAAATAAACTTTCTTTAGCTTCATCTCTAAATGCGTGCATTTCAGTTCTTGGAAACTGCCTGTAATATTCATTTAAACTGTCTTGATCGTTTCTTAAACCATCTACTTCGTTTTCCCAGTGTTCAATAACGCCTGTTGTAATGTCGTAACCGTCTGCTCCTTTGATGCTATCTTTTTCTCTAATGAAAACAGGTGATCCGTAAGAATCCATGAATCCTTCGTAGTTCCACTCCATAGGGATGAACATAGAATAGAGTCCAGAAGAAGTTTGTCCGTTACGATTTCTTTTTGTAACGTCTGAATTATAGTATAACTTTTTGAAGTTGTTTCCACCTTTATCTAATGCGTTTGAAGTTGAGCCCATCATACACTTGCCTACGATTCTTGATCCTAGTCTTAATGTAGTTTTTGTAACTCTCCAGTTATTCAATATGTTGTCAGGTCTTTCCCATTTACCACTCTCATCATGAGCTAATAGCTTTAACTTTTCACCATCGTAAGAGTTATCGCCTGTATTTTTCCAATCAATAGTTGTATCAAGTCCATCTAGTTCTCTTAGTTGCTCATTACTCTCAAGCTTTCTTCTAGTAAGTTTTGAAGCCGGAACCCTATACGCCAGTTCTGTCTTAGGACGATCCATACCGTCTTGGATCGGCTTGAAGAAAAACGGATAGTTA